AGTGTATATTTCATTGATAATCAATGATGTGTGCACTTTTTATTTCTATAATAATTAAAGCGTAAATTTGTATGAAGACCAAAGCGGAACTAGAAATCGATGAGTTGATGAGAAAACGAGATGAGTTGGAAGTAAGATTGAATTTAATAGTTCAAAAGCTTAGGTTAACAATAATAAAACATAGCATATTAAATGTTACTTCAAATAACTCAATTAACGGAAGATGATAGCTACGAGTATGGTGATGGTACAGAGCCATCAGATGCTTGGATAAATATTCATTTAGTTGAATCCGTTACAGATGATGAAGAGGATAAAGATAAGTGCTATGTGTATATGCAATCACAGGACTACTTCTACATAGATGAGAGCTCAGACTCTTTTATTAAGCGATACCAAGAAGCCTTATACGGAACTGTATTAACAAGGTTCTACGATAAAACAAATAGGCAAACATAAGAAGCTCTCTCATAGTTGGTGGTGTTTTGGTTTCCCCTCAGGTAAAATCTGGGGGGTTTTTAGTATAAAAAAGCTCCATCGTAGAAACGACAGAGCTTACCTTTATTTCAAAAAAACACACAAAACTATTTTTGTTTATACTCCTTTATAGCGTAAGTAATTAAACCTACTAAAGTAAGTACATATAATGATCTACTAAACCAATTCCAAGCAAGAGGATTAAACTCATTTACAATAAATGCAAATGGCAGATAAACTCCTACGAGCAAAATTAGTAAATTAACCACTACATCTTTGTAATTTGTTTTCATAATCATTTATTAAAATGGTAAATTTTTAGCTGGTTGGCCATCTTTAACCCAAGTGTCAAGCTCGATATAGAAACCTGCTTCACCTGGTGTAGAACCTTTCTTTTCTTTAATAAGGATATTAGCCCAACCATTATTAGTTGCTGCAAAATCATTCATCTTCTTTAAATCATCTGGGCCGAATGATACTTTCTTAAACTCCCCAAATGCCGTTTTCATTGTTTGTGACCTTCCTAGGAAAATCTTTTCTTTACCTGCTGCCATGTTATATATTTTTGGTTATTAAATACTGCTGTTATTCTTTGGTTCTGCCTTTGAGTTTTGTAAGATTACTTTAAGCTGAGGTCTATACTTTGTATCTATTGCAAAATCTACCAACACTTGATGCAAAAAATCATAGGTTTCTTGTGTAAACTCATCCTTTGCTTTCTTAACTACTTTAGGTGCTTTTTCTATCTTGTTTTCTAATTCTACTTTTTCCATTTTACTTTGTTTTATCTGCCCTGGCCTCTGTAATCCTTTGGCTTGGCACTATGTTTATTAAATGATTTCTTTGCTCTACCTCGTTTCCTTGAGCCGAAGCTCACCTTTGATGAACTCCCAGTCTTGACTTTCGCCATCTTGATTATATATTTTAACTATTATTGATTCATCTCTAATCTGCTGACACAACATTGCAGTTCCTCCTGCCATAGCTAACTGCTCTAAAAACACCATCTGATCCGAAGAAAGCCTGTCACCAATAGCTTTAATCTCGCAGCAAACAAAATGACCATACTTCTTACTATAACCAATGATGTCAGGAACTCCTTTCCTTCCTATAAATGCTCTACCTCTAACTGCAAGGTTATTATTCCTCCATACTTCATTGCCATTATCCTTTAGATAATCCATCATCATCTTCGTTAAGTCACTTGCAGATATGTAGGCCATGTACCAAAATTACAATATATTATTAATATATTGTTAGTACCACCTGATTAGTTCTTCTGTTGGCATCTTAACATACTTGATTCCATCCTTTACTTTTATCTCACCTATTCGCCAGTATCTCCTTGCTTTAACCCTTAAGAACTCTGCTCTTATAAAAACTATTCTATCTCTTAAATCAAGGTTAAATGCAAAAAATTCTGCTCTTGTGTCACTAATGCCACTAGGTTCACCATTATTTTCGTACTCAAGTAAAAAGTACTTTTTCTTTAGTGCTTCTGTTTGATGAATAACAATAACCTTGGTGCTCTTGGCGAATAGCTTAATAGCCTGGTAAGTTCCATCCTTAGCCTTGGCTTCTTCTATAGCAAATTTCCGCTTATTCCGATACCCCTTATGTTGCATAAATTAAACTAGTTTTATTCCTAATTTGCCCTCTTAACATTTGAGCCAAATGGCTTTTTTCTATTCCTTTAATAATAGAAGCCTCTTTAATTGAATCATAAAATATACCATTATTAGTATCAACTACTATCTTGTTATTAATCATCTTACGATTTGCTATTTTTAATCCATTTTTATAAGCGTGTTTTTGATTTTCTGAGCTTGTAACCCATTCTAAATTATTAACATTATTATTAGTTTTGTTTCCGTCTTTATGGTTTACATACTTGTAACCATTTGGATTATTTAAATAAGTCAATGCTACTAATCTATGAACAAGTAACTTCCTTTCTTTTTTGTCCTTATGCAATCCTATTAAAAAATATCCTTGTCTATGCAAAGATGTTTTTTTTACTGAATCTATGTAACAACTATAAACAATACCATCTTCTGATATTTTATAGTTTTCGTAACCTGGTATCTGTTTCATATTTATAAATTTTCTCCTGTTTCTATATCCCTTGGCCATGCTTTAATTGTTATTGATTCTCTAATCTCAAAGTAATCTGTACCTTCTAAATCAGATAATAAAAGAATTTTTAGTACTTGCATCTCTGCATAATCTAGTGTCATCTTTTGTTCACCAATCTTAATCACAACTCCATGTCCAACATCTTTTATTGATCCTGCTTTTTGTCCTTGCAAATGTTCAGTCCATTCGCTATTGTGAGAATATAGGCATACTGTTTTGCCATCCTCGTATTTAAGGTCATAGTCATACTCCATCCCTTCACCCATGTTGTTTTCTACATACACTTGTTTCATATTATTTGTTTTGGTTATAGGTTTCATTGTAGTATTCTATTGCTTCTGTTCTTGATGTTAATGATATACTACCCATAACATAAGCTTCTATTATTTCTTCTTTGTGCTTTTCTCTTGCTCTTTTTAAAGCATCTGCTAATAATAAATACTGCATACTGTTTAAGTGCGTATCAGTTAATATTGCACTTACTTCATTAATTAAATACTCGATTGAATTTTTCATAGTTATTTGTTTTGGTTTATATATAGTCTTCAAATTTCATTGTTTCAGGTAAAAATCTTAATGCGATGTTCTTTGTAGAACCATGTCTATTCTTCTCAACCTTACAAACCACTAAATCGCTAGGAGAATATTCTTTGCCACCAATCTCAATAGCTTCTGTCATCTCGTAGTAATGTGGTCGCATAAGCATAATAACTGCATCAGCATCTTGTTCAATAGAACCTGATTCCCTTAAATCGGATAACTGAGGCATCTTATCTCCTCGTTCTTCTACCCTACGAGATAATTGAGATAGGGCGATAATAGGTACTTCCAACTCTTTAGCAAGGGCTTTTAGGCTTCTACTGATGTAGCTAACCTCTTGTTCCCTGTTTTGGTTTGATTTGCCTGTACCACTCATAAGTTGGAGGTAGTCGATAAAGATTACCTTGATTCCATACTTTTGCTTTAAGATGGTGGCTTTTGCTCGGAGTTGGGTTACACTTATACCGCCCATATCTTCAATGTGAATAGGTGAGGTTAGTAACAAGTCATCTGTCTTAAGTAAAACCTTTCTTTGTTTGTCATCCAAAGTATTCATTCTAAGCCATTTTAAGGGCAGTTGTGAGCCGATTGACTCTAACCTTTCAACTAACTGTTCGGAGCTCATTTCGAGGCTAAAAACAGCCACAGGAACGCTATCTAAACAAGCTAGTTGGTAGATACTAGAAAGCATAAAGGCAGTCTTACCCATCCCTGGTCTTGCAGCTACGATTACTAGGTCAGGCTTAACCCATCCGCATAGGGTATTGTTTAGCTCGTTAAAACCTGTGTTAAATCCTAGTAAACTACCTTTTTGTGCCATATCACGAGTGTAGTTAATTGACATGATAATATCTTCCATCATCTTCTCGTAGATATTCCCAAACTCTTGTAGCTGAATGAGTTTTTTGGATACCTCGGCCATAAAGTCTATCGTTCCTTCCTCGCCATTGGTCGCCCCAACCACAAGCTCTCCACCCAGCACTACCAACATTCTACGCTTATAAAGTTCTATTATTAACTCTATATGGGCTTCTAGGTGAGCAGTTGATACTACATCTTTAGTTAACTCAGAAAGGTAGTAGGCATTTACTTGATCCGTTTGTTTAGCATCTACGATTCGTTGGTAGAGTGTAGTAATATCTATTGGGATATTCTTATCGTACATCTCTCTAATCGTTCTAAATACAAGCTTATGCTTATAGTCGTAGAATATATCCTCTTTTAAGTAGTTGATTACTAATGACAAAGATTTTTTGTCGATTAATAACGAGCCTAGGATATTGCGTTCAATCTCTGTGTTTTTAGGTAGGTCTATGACTTGCATTACTTTAAGGGTTTTATTTTTACTTTTCTTGGATCTATTGGTTCTATTGGCTTTATAATTTCATCATTAAAAGACTTTTGATTTAAATAAGATTCAGGGTTTTTGCGAAATTGTTTATCTGTATTGTGTTTTTTATATTCTTTTGTGTGATTCATGGCTAATTCTCTCTCTTCATTAGTTAACCTATCCCATTTTTTTGATAGGATAGTTTTATTACCAACCTTCTTGTCGTATAGTATCCACCAATCTTCAAATGATATATTAATTAGTTTATTAATAGTTGTATTATTAATCAATGTATTATTATCCTTCGCCTTTTCCGAATACCCCCCTTCGGTTTTCCGAATACCCCCTTCGAGTTTCCGAATAGGTATAGTAGGTGTTAAAATTCTTTGTTTAACCTGCTTCCCCTCATACAACAAAAAGGTAGTTACATATCCTTTAGAAACCAAAGAAGATACCATTTCACTAATTCTAGAAGCACTTAAATTAAAAAACTCACCAAAATAGCCATTAGAGGCAAAGCATCCTTTTTCAGCATCAAGACTATCAATCTCTACTAATAAAAGTTTTTCCATCCATGTAAGGTTATGATCTAACCAAACATCCTTGGGAATCCAAACTCCCTTAAAATCTCTGTTCATAAAATAAAAAAGCCCCATCAAATTCCCCCCAGTCGGATTGGGGGTTCATATCAAGGGCAATAAGTTCTTAATGAGTATCCGACACTCATGACAAATATACTAAAGTTCCTTATATATCCTAAAAACTACCCTCCTGTTATCCACTATAAAACGCTTACGAGCAACAGGGTTAAGCGATTCACGGATGACTTGTGATGCTATCTTAGTCTTACGACTAGCTGCTGCTGCCGACTTAAATAGCACCTCTTCCATAGTGTCAGTATAAACCATTCTAATTGGGATAGAGTTCTCTAATCCTTTAATCTCATTCGGCATCTGGTTTCGGTTTAAAGTGGTTTTTTAGGCCCTTGATAAATGATTGGTTTGTTTCATGGAACTCCCTTTTAGAAAAATAATTCTCATCTACCTTACCGCCATCCATGGCATTGGGGTAAACGAGTATGTCATCATCGTAAAAGTTACGCACTCTTCCTGTATCGTAACACACCACTTTCCATATGGTGTTAGTATCTGTTCCGTAATCAATCCATGCGATTGCTTTTCCATAGCCTAGTGGTGTTAAAACATCTATTGTTTGTTCTAATTGTAGTATCAAAATAATCGTTTTATTGCTTTAATTTTAAAATAAGTTTCACAGAATATTAATAGCAGCACCGCTATTGGTACTGCTATAAAGAAAAACTTAATCATTCCTAGTGCTTTCATAGTAAATCATTTAATAAATTATTTACTAATGTTTCTGAATCTTTACACCAATTTGTATATATAAAAACATTGTCTTTTGACTTTCTTCTTAGCTTATAAGCGATACTACCATCTTCCTTAATATGCGGTGTAATATTAATGCTAATAAACTGTTCTTTCCCATCAGGTATTAAATCTTTTTCGCTTATTTCTTGAATAAAATATTCAGGATATTTTTCTTGTAATCTCTCTATTAAATTTTTCATGTTATTTCTTTAATGATATTTTAAATGTTGTTGTACTAAACTTTGGAGCAGGATAAATCATCTCTCCAGTTTCAGGATCAACCAATGGCTCTTTGATAGTCTTAAGCAATGACTCTCTTTCTTTTTGCTTAAACTTAATAGCCTCAAGCTCTTGATTATACTTAAGCCATGTATGGTCACCATCATAGGCATACTTAACTCCTGATTCTATTCTGCTAATCTCAGCATCAAGCACGATTGCCTTGCCTTGAGGATGCAGGTCTAACTGACTAATAACATCTTCTTTTAATTCAGCCCTAATTCCCTCTAACAACTGAACTAATGCTTCTGCTTTAACAAGCATCTCAAGGGGGTTCTCGCCTGTTTCTCTGAAATGTGATACAACTACTTGTTTTAGGAGTTCTATGCTAAATTTGGATGGTGTAATTGAATTTAATTCAATAGATGGTAGTAAATTACTCATATTATTTCTTTTTTGTTGTTAACGATTCTTTTTTAGCGGTCATTAATTTCATTAATTGTTGGTCTTTTTCTATATATTCCTTATTAGAAAAGAATATATCAGTTAAGTCCTTCATCCTAGCAGCAGCTTGTATATCTTTAATGATAGCATCACGATTTACCTCAACAGGGATCTCCTCTGCTACTACCTCAACTACTTTAGGTTTTTTGGCAGGTGCTTCCTCTTTAGCAAAGTCCATCTCCTCAGCAGGTGTAGCCTCAAATCCAGCAGCTTTCATCAACCAGGCTAATAAGTTTCTGTAAGCTTTACCGATTGCTCTTGTTTGTGCCATAGATAGGATTGCATACTCATCGAAAAAGCGTTTAGTCTTCTCTTTATTAGAACATAAAGCAATACCAGTAGCTACCAACTGACCGCTTGTAATATTACGAACCTCACAGGTTGCCATGTACTTAATCTCATCATCTTTAGATAAGTCAGTAGTAATTGTAATGATAGGCATTAAGCCTAAGGAAGCACCACAGAATTGCCAACCTTCGACATTAACAAACTGTTTACCTTGTATATTACTTGAGAGTCCTTTTTCTTTTATTAGCTGACTTAGTTCAGTAGCTAATTGTAGCATTGAGTCTTTGTTAATTAACTCATAAGATGGCTTAGTTAATTGCATTTCCATTTTGTAGGGTTTTTTGGTTGATTAAATTTTGTGTAAAGAACAATGCCTCACGAACTGGATATGTATCCCATAGCTCTACTAAAGCTTTCATAAGGATCAAATTGTTCTGCGAATAGTTAATGTTGTGGATGATTTTAGCAATAAACAATCTTTGTTCTTGCTCATCCCATTTTGAAAAATCACTCATAGTTTTTGGTGTTTTGATTTATAAAATATTGATAAGGTTTTCTATGTCAGTACTAACTAACTCATCTACATCGGATTGATCCTGTATAGATGCTATGCCGTGCATAACAGTACTATGGTCACGGCCAAACAAATCGCCAATAGATTTAAGCTTTAACTTAAGTCTAGTTCTTATTAGAAACATAGACATATGTCTAGCCGTTACAATAGTTCTGTACCTCTTCTTGCCTCTAATCTCTTCATTAGTGATATTGTAATAGGTACATACCTTGGCTATAATCTCATTAGCAATGGCTTCTCTTTGTCTTGGGTTTAATTTACTTCTACGAACCGATGGAATAGCCCAGTAGTTTATTTCTTTATTCTTGATGTTCATAGATAGAGTTTTTAAGTTGTTCAATCTTTTTAGCGTAGAAAGCTTCTACAACTTCTATCATCTCCTCATCAGCCGCAGCTAAACGAGTTTTTATTAGGTAGGGTGAATAGCCTGTTACCTCACAAATCTTTTTTATATCGCCATACTTAAGTAAGGCACGATAATCTCTAATCAGCATTTTTTAGTTTTTTATATAGTTTATAATGTCTATCGATTGAACGCATTGCTCCTTCAATAGAAGTGAAATAATCTCCTCTCCAGTAGTAGAACTTATCTAGGGGTTTTTTGCTATCCCAATGGATAAACATACCACGATAGAGGTAATCCTTTTTGATCCTTTGGGCATCAATGGTCACCATGAAGTAATCACGAAGGCCTTTTTGTTTTAGATGTGATGGGGTTGGGTGCACGATTGCAGGTTTTTATTTGGTTATTAAATATCTAGTTTCTATTACTTGCACAATAGGTTCAGTCTTTACTCCACTAGATATGTTTATGAATCTGTCATAAGCTTTCTCTTTGCTATGACTTAAAGAATTTTCCATAAATAATTCATCTTTTCTAGTGTAGTATATTACCGATTGCGTTACTACATTTGTTTCTGTTACGAACTCGAATTTTGCCATGTGTTTAAGGTTTTTTGGTGTTAAAAATATCCCTACTCCCATTGGGATAACCCACTAACGATTATAATTTGTTTAATTAGTAGGGATAGTGCTTTAAGTGTTAGGGTAAATCTTGTTAAGTTTTTTGTGTCGTTCAAAGTAGCTTTGTGCCCCACGAGATTTTTGTTGGCTCATAATGTTCTCGTGATACACAGGATCTAAAAAGGTTTTTGCCTCGTAGTTGTAGTACACCTGGTCACCACGACTGAATTTTTTGCCTGTAAGACTGCATCTGCAATCATACTTGGCGGTGATTAATTCGAAATTCATAGATGGGTTTTTTGGTTAGTTATTAATTTGTGCTCTTAAATGATTAATAAAGTCTAATTGCTCCTGATACAAAGAATTTACTCTTTGCATTGCAATCTCTTCAGTAGCGTATCCCGATAAGCACATCCTATTAATCCATATGCAATAATTATAATCAGGGTTTTTGTTATAAGTAACCTCTGCGAATTTTTTGCGACCATTCTTAACAATGGTGCTATTCTCTGTTTTAATAAATTTAAGTTGGTTCATGTGTTTTTGTTTTGTTTGGTAAAATTAAGAAGTTTTTGTTATTATTTAAGATTTTTATGTTAAAGTTTTCACAAAATATTTTGCGTGATCCGAGCAGATTTTTGTCCGCATGGGATTTTTAGCAGGTTTTTGGGGGGTTTTTGTCGGGGGTTTTTTGCTGGATTTTTGGCCATATGCGGAAATTATGTATTAGTTGCATAAACAACTAATGTTTAAACATTAATGTTATAACATTGATATATTGCAATATCCTAAGCTTATAACAGTATAAAAATACCGTTTAAAGCTATTTTAAGGCTTAAATTTACCCTATCTTTTTAAGTTAATACCTTTATATCAACTAAAATTTTAGGGCTTATTTTGGGCTTCTAATTGCTTGATAATTTTATCTATTATCAGGATCAATTTAGGGAGCTCCTTTTTTGTTGTTTGGATCATGTTTTTTATTTTGCTAAGTATTCAAACCAATATTTCGTTATTGGTTCCCTATCTAATTGTTTTGCTACTTTGTCCGCAATCATATTAAGCTCACAATTATACAGGTCGGTATAAAATTGTAGCAAATAATCATTGGCGGGATTTTGCTCCGCCTCCAATTGCTTGATAATAGCCAATAATTGGTATACGTTCATTTTATTTTATTTTGGTTCGTTTGTTTGAGGGTATCGAACCCTTAAGCCTCCAAACAGGCCAAACAAAAAAAAGGGGGAACCTTTTACAGTTCCCCGCTATTATATCAACTAACTAACTACAAAACCTGTTTTGTCTTTTTTTGCGTCCCCCTTAGCTTTTAAGCCTATTACCACGTTAACAGGATCAAAGTACCTCAAATCTGTTTCATCTCCGTTTATAACAGGGAACCCGTTCCAATATTCGGGTAATTGATCTTTAAAAACAATTGCAATATTTCCCCCGTCTTTTAATGTTCTATAGGCATCTAATTCGTTAACCTCAGACCTCGAAAAAGTTATTTTGTAATTGGTTCCTTTGTACTTTCTTATATGATTATAATTTTTTGTATAGTCATAAAATAAAAGGGAACTATAAAAGGGATCGAGGAAATTAATACCTGTATACCTGTTTAATAGGTCGATATGATCAATATCAGACGTACCGTTTAATCTAATTGCTATTTGTTCCCCTGTTTTAATTGTTTTGTCCAATATGTTCATTAATTCATTGGCTAATTGGATATAAAAACCCTCCCTATTATATCCCCAAAACTTTGTCTTGTTAATCCTAGCTAATTGAACATTGGAGAATTTACCACGACCCGCCGAATATAAACAGGCTTTTTTGCAACCCTCAGACGCGAACGGGCAAAGGTTCAAACCGTCCACAATTGTAGACGGGGCTAAGTATAAAATGTACGTTTTTAGGCTATTTTTAGCTGTTTTTATATTTGTTGATCCCTCAGAAAGTAAGTTTTTTACAGGCTTATAACTGTTTGAAATTGGTTTTTGTAGTGTTAATGTTGACATAAAATAAAGGTTTTGTTTTGTTTATAATTTGTTATTTTGTAGGTATGCTTCAATTTCATCATATACCGAATTAAATTCGTCCTGTATTTCATCAGTGTACGAAAACTCCTCGAATTCGTCCGAATTATAGATATTTATCATGCTATACTTATATTTTAGCTCGATAAATTTTTCGGCCAATTCTGAGGCCAATTCAATTAGGTAAAAGGTTCCTTTTTCGGTTCCTATTATTGGGTTTTGTTCGTTTGTCATGTTTTTAATATTAAAAGGTTATTTAATTATTCGGCCGATAATTGCCATGGATCGATATTTTTTATGTTTGATCTGTTTAAATTAAGGCTATTAACTATAAACTTTGCTAGTTTCTTTTTTGTAGTTTCTTTACTTAGATCATTGGAACCAATTTGACTAACAATGTAGGACGGTTCACAGTTCAAAACCCTACTACAAAATTTAACGTCTTGACCTAGGTAAAAACTTTTACCGTATGCTTTTAGCGTCCATATGTGACAAAACCCGTATTGTGTTGAAATTTCAATTGTCATTTTATTTATTTTTTAATGTTTGGTAAATTGTTTTGATAAGGGTATAAATTAGAATTGATCCTATAAATAGGGCAATCAATTCTAGTAAGCTAATTACTTGCATTGTTCGGGTATTAATAGGTGGATTAATAGGCGTAATAAAGTACCTACAAAATAGGTAGATAATCCAATGAATAATACAGGTAAAATAGTTTCTGTTAATTGATACATAAAATAAAGGTTTAAAGGTTATTTAATAAATAATGAGGTAATAAAGGAAATTAATAAACAGATCAACATTGTTTCAAACTGTTGAAACATTGCCATAAATAAGGAGGTACATGCAATTAATACAGTTGCAATAGTTAAAAAGGAATTTTTCTTTGTCATTTTGTTAGTGTTTAATGAGGTATAAAGATAAGTATAAAAGTGAAACAAAATGAAACAATGTTAAAATATTAGTTAACAAAGTGTTAAAATATTATTGTGTATATATTACACTAAGGTATTCGGTGTATATAATTATTAGTATAGTATATATTACCTAATATAGTATATATTATATAATATAGTTTAATTGATCAATATATATATTACCTAGTATATTCTATATTGGATAATATAGGGATATAATAATACATAGATTGAATTGATATATTATTGCTTAGTTCTTAGCTAGGCCATAAACGAGCATAAACAGTCAATATAATAAAAATGTATATTTTTGCCCATAATAGGGTGGGGGAGTGGCCAAAATAAGGTAGGGCAAAGCATGACACAAAGTCTACTTAACATAATAGTATTTATATGCAATTCGACCAATGACCCTATACCCTATTGTTTCGTACGGAAAATTTCGTAGATCCCTTGTGCCCTCCAATATTCTGATATAAAACAATGTTTTTATGTTTTTTCACATTTGGATTCGAAGAATACGAAAGATGATTTTTTTTATTTTCCATATAACCCATTATAATTTATTATAATATGAAAGACACAGTAGCCAAGAGAACTTACAGATGTAAATGCGGAGTATCTACAGAGGATTATGTTTGGGATAGTTCCATAAGGGAACATACCATCAAGTGCACTAAGTGCGAAAGTGTGCTTAGCTTTGACCATATCAAGGTAGAGAAGGTAGTACATATCACATCTATCCGAACACCAACTAAAAACCGATAATATGAATGCAGAGTTCAGATTACGCAGTAATATGCTAAACCCAATACAATTATGAATGCAGAATTCAGAGATATTAGCAAAGAAGCTTTTATCATAGCTTACAAGGAGAATTTTGGCAATATCACCATTGCTTGTGAATCAGCAGGGGTTGGTAGAGGTCAATACAAGGCCTGGTGTGATAAAGATCCTGAGTTTAGGCAAAGATTGG